AGGAGGAATGCCCTCCTTGTCTTGAATCTTCTGCTTAACATTTTCGATAGTGTCGGATGGTTCAACATCCAAAGTGATGGTCTTACCGGTGAGAGTCTTAACAAAAATCTGCATTATTATATAATAAGATAAGTATAATTATATTTAAATTATTTTTTAAAAGAATAATTTAAATTATATTAGTTAGCGAGAATAAGTTTATTGCGCTTAGTTACTGTATGCGAGGCCTCCCATACCGGACATGACACGGAGGACATTGTAGTTGGTGGCGTAGACACGGACCTTGGCGGTCTTGCTGGAGCCGATAGCAGCTGCGGAAACGACGAGCTGAAGAGTGGCGTTGTCGATTCTGGAGAAATTGCAGGTGCCAGATGGCTGGTGCTCCTCAGGCTTGAGTGCGAAGGAGTAGACATTGATACCAGTATCGGGGGATCTGGTGTGATGCTGGTATGGCTGGACAACATCGAAGTAGGATCCTTCACGTTCAGAGAATCTGTCCTGTCCGTTAAGTTGGAGCTTAGCGGTGACGACAGGGTTCTCACCCCAGCAGTGCATGTTGAGTGCGGATTCAGCAAGGACAAAGGCACCGGCATCACTGACAACACTGGATTCACCAGCAGTGGCAGTAAGACCCTGATCACCGGCACTACCGGTGGAATCATTAACATCAGCAACACCTCCGGAAGAGACATCCTGAACAGCTGCTCTGTTCTTGAATAATCCGTTAGTTCCGACGATATCAGTGGCCATTCTACCGAAAGCAAGGTATGAAGGTGGAAGGGCATCAACGGAATCAGTGTAGTTGAAAGGCTGGGCACCGAGTGCGAGGTGCATGGTCTCGTTCTCAACGAAAGAGTCACAGTAGTTGACGTGTTCGTCAGGCTGGACAACCCAGACAAGTTCTTTGCATGGGTGGTTGAAATTGAGTTTAACCTTGTTGGAAGAAGAACCGATGGATTCATCACCAGTGAACTGAAGTTGTTCAATGAGATACTCGTGGGGGTTCTGTGCCATACGTCTGCGCTCATCGGTATCAAGGAAAATGTAATCGACGTAAAGAGAAGCTGCGACGAGGGACTTAGTGTAAGCACCGGTAGCCTTGTTGTTGGCGGTGGTAGTGGCAGTGATATCCTTTACAGCGAAAAGGCATTCATCAAGAGGTCTGATTTCGACGTTGATCTTGACTTCGTGATACTGAAGAGCAATAAGGGGAAGTGCGAGACCGGGGTTACGGCAGAACCAGAACTGAAGAGGGATGTAAAGAGTAGTTTCGGGGAGTGCCTTGCGGGGTGCGCAGACAGCCTCAGGAACAGCAGTTCCAGAGCATGCGGTGGCAACATCAGCGAAACCGTGGTCAGTCAAGTAAGTCAACTGAGTGGTGTGACCAATCATGGCATGGTAGCCCTTGGTCTGCTCAGAGGTAAGGGTGAGCTGATTCCAGATGTGCATCCAGTCACCGTATTGGCGATCGATGCGCTGGCCTCCGATCTCGACCTCAACCATTGAGACAAGTTGCTCACCGGGGTAGTCAAGCCAGCGTGCGCATTCGGCATCACTGTTTGAAATTTGTGGTAAAGTAACCTGTAAGTAAGTGCGGTAAGCAAGATCACCGTTTCTTGAAACGGTGCATTGGACACGGCGACCGAAATCAGCCTGTCCGTTGAAAGTCTGTTCAATAGACTCCATAGCAAAGTTAGTGTGGCGACGGTACGTGACCTTCCAGAAAGTAATCTGTGGATTTCCTGTAAGGTAAACGTCCTGGGCGCCATAAGCGACAAGTTGCATGAGACCTCCTCCCATTGTTATAATATTGCTAAAGAAAAAAAAATTTGAATTTATCTCAATTAATTTTTTTTACAGTAACACTTATTCAATATGATACATAATTTTTAACCATATATCATAACAAAATTTTATTATTAATTATTTTTATTTTCATCATTTAATATATTACTAATATCCATATTTTCCATCATAAATTTCCTTAAATACGAATCTAAATAAACTTTTTTCTCATTATTGTGTTTTTTATTAAAAACATAACAATTATTAATTTTTTTTATACACCAACCATTTTCTAAAGCATTATATATTAAAGTCATTTTTTGTAATGTTATTGTATCTATATTATTATTACCACTAACTTCAATATTCATTTATTATTTCAATAGACTTTTAAAATATTTTATACACGAATTGTTTTCAATATGTTTTAAATTAAACAATTAACTATATTATTTATATATGCCTAATTTTAAACCGAAATCTCAAAAAAAAATTAAAGTCAATAAACATTCTATTGTTACGTTGGACAATAAACATAATGAAAAAATGAATGAATTTAATGATATAGATAATATCATAATTCCAAAATTAAATAAAAAAAAAAGAAAAATAAAAAAAATATTAAATAAAAAAAATATATCAATCGATAAAAAATTAGATTTACAAGATGAATTAAAACAAATTAAAAAAGATATTACAAAATATAAAAAATTAAAAAATAATTATTTATTAGATAATTCTAAATTAGTTTTTGATTATTTTGAAAAAAAGAAAGATGTATCAACTGGTAAAGTAAGTAAAACTAAAATTCTTCATTCTTTTTTCAATAAAGATGAAAAAGTTGATTCTACAAATAATAATGATAGCATTGTTCAAAAATATTTCATTAATATTGATAATTCTATAATTGATATAAATAATTATAAAGTTAATCATGAAGTATGTGAAAAGTGTGGAGGTGAATTAGTTAAAGTAGAATATAAAGGATTATTAATATGTAATAAATGTAGCACTCAATATCAATTCTTAATTGAAAATGAAAAACCCAGTTACAAAGAACCCCCTAAAGAAGTATGTTTTTATGCTTATAAAAGAATTAATCATTTCAGAGAAATACTCGCTCAATTTCAAGCTAAAGAAACTACACAAATTCCAGATGAAGTTCTTTCTAATATCAAAAATCAAATAAAAAAAGAAAGAATTGATATTAAAAAGATGAATAATAAAATGGCTAAGGAAATATTGAAAAAATTAGGATACAATAAATATTATGAACATATCCCATTCATTAAAGATAAATTAGGTATAAAACCTCCTGTTATGAGTCCAGAATTAGAAGATAGGTTATGTAATTTATTTATGGAAATTCAAAAACCATATTCTAAACATTGTCCTGATAGCAGAGTTAATTTTTTAAATTATTATTATGTTCTTTACAAAATGTGTGAATTATTAGATGAAACAACATTCTTACCATTCTTCCCAATGCTTAAAGACCCCATCAAAAGAATAGAACAAGATGAAATATGGAAAAAAATATGTAAAGAATTAGATTGGCAGTTTATTCCCACTATCTAAATTATCTTTGATATATCTATATAATTTACTATATTTCCCTCTATTTTTTACTAAAAATCTACCAAATAAATATTCTTTTTTTAAAATAAATAAATATTCTAATATTTCTTTTATCCATTCATGTTTTGTTTTCAATATTATTTCTATATTTTTCATTATTATTCTATCAAATCCACATATCATTTCTCCATTAATATAATGTTCGCTTCTATGATTTCTTTGTAATCTGTTAATGAAATGTGTGAATTTTATTAGGTCTAAAAGAAACGTTACTTCATTGAATTCTTTTTTTTGACTTCTTGTCTTTATTGAATCAATGTAGTAATTTGGAGTTAATAATTCAATATTATATCTATTTCTACATAAAGGACATGTATTATTTTGTAAATACCATTTGCTTATACACATAACACAAAATTTATGATTACAATTAAGTTTTGTTATTATATTATGTTTATCATTACATATACAACAATTCATAAATATTAATAATTATAATTAATATTTATTTAATTAAATAACTTAAAATCTTGGGAATCCGACGAGGTTAGCGCCAATACCGAACCCGGCACCAGATCTTGCTGAAACTGCCATTGCTGGAACATAAGTATCAAGAATAGAGAATGTAGCAGCTGCGGTTAAAGCAATAAGAAGCACCTCTTCAATGTTCAAAGAACGTTTAGGGATAGCGTAAGCTGCGATGGCAACCATAACACCTTCAACCAAATATTTAATGGCTCTACGACCAAGTTCTCCTAAATCTAACATTTCTTTTAACTTTTCAAGCATATTATATTAAATAAATAGAAAAAAATAAATTAGATAAAAAAATGCTTAAATACTAAAATTTTAAATAAATTATAATGTCTGAATTAGCATTTGAAACCAGATTAAATAGTGACGGAAGTGAAAATCCAAAATATGTTGATGTATTAGATGAAGATAAACCTCTATCTGGACAGAAATTTGTTTGTGTAAGTTTCATTAGTCCTGAAAATATTTTAAAACAAAAAAATCATTATTTCTTTGAAAAATTTTTAGAAGATTTTGATTTTACTAAATCAGTTGAAAAATTTTCTCAATTTTTAAATTTTATAAGTTTTAAATATAGTCTTCCTTTTGAAAAATTAATGGATGATTATCAAGAATATTTAAAAACAGAAAAGGATACTTTTGAAACCAATTATGTTAGAGATCAATATAAAAACTTTTTAGATAGACGCGAAGAAGAACTTGATAATAAATTCAGTAAAGAACATCAATTCCAAACTAACACAAGAGGACTTAAAGTAAGAGGTTCTTACGCAACACAAGAAGAAGCAGAATTAAGATGTAAATTATTAAGAGAAGTAGATCCTAATCATAATGTTTATGTAGGACCCGTTGGAATGTGGATGCCATGGGAGCCTGAAGCATATAAGACTGGAAGAGTTGAGTATTTAGAAGATCAACTAAATCAACTCATGTCTGAAAAAAATAAAAATGAATCCGCAGCTAAACATGAGTTTGATAAAAGAATTAAAGAAGCAAAAAGAGATGCTATTCAAGAAAATGTTAAATTAGCTAAACAAACTGGAAACAAATTAACTCAAAATATTGATGAACAGGGTAATCTTATTGGTGTAAATAATACAGTTGAAGATAAAATAAATGAATTAGAAGATCAATCTCAAGAAAATGTTAATGATGTCCTTTTCAATTCATCTGACCCTCGAGCAGATAGAAATAAAAACTAAATTGATTATTAATATAATTAAAATATTTATATTAATAATATGGCTAAAAAACAAAGATGTTCTCACAAAGATTGTAAAAAAAAATTAAAATTAACCGACCTTAAATGTTGTAAATGCGAAAAAAGATACTGTTCAAAACATAGGTCATGTGTAGATCATGATTGTAAATGTGAAAATAAAGATATAGATGTTAAATTAGAAAACGCACAATTCAAAAAAATCGATGTTATTTAATCAACATAAATATTCATTAAATCTACATTTAATATTTTCGCTTTTTTATTTACCCTCTTCTTACTAGTTACATAATCATTAAATAATTTGTTTTTTATTTCATTGCTAGGAACATTATTATGAACATTTCTCGCGATCATTTTATATAATTTAAAATCAGGGTATCTTTCTTCTCCATTATTTTTATAAAGTATATTTCTACCTTTATCATCGGTGCACCATTTTATTATTAATTTCGCTATTGGATTCTTTATTTTATTTTTATTTTCTATTGAATCCACAAAATGATCAAACAATGAACATCCTAATCTACATAAATCAAAACTCATATTTGGCTCTAATCTAGGTTTATTTGGATTAAAAAATGGTTCAAAATTATATTGTGTAGCTGCGTCACCTTTTGGATGATAACTATCACTACACATTAAATTCCCTTTAAATTTATATATTGATCTACCAAAATCTATTATCTTATATATCTTTCCATATGTTGGAACTTTATATAACACTCCATCAAATCTATAATATAAATATTGTTTCTTAGTTTCTAGATACATTATATTATTCGTATGTAAATCATTATGAGTAAAATCAAAGCATTTTTGATATATAATTAAACTCATTATTACTTGAAATAAACATGATTTCCATTCTTTTATATTTAAATCTGTTTCCTCATCATCTAATAATGAATCTAATGTATTATCTAATGATTCCATACATATAATTTGAACTGGAAAATTATAAACATTTGCAATTACGTGTTCTTCTGAGGATACTGTTGAATAACCAGATAAATTACTATTAGTACAACTATTTAATGATTCTTTATTATCTTCTTCTTTATCTTCTTCCTCCTCGTCTTCTTTCTCATCATCCGTATTTGAACTTCTTGATGAACAACCTTCGCTTTGAGATTCTTCGTTTTCTTCTTTATTATTTCCCCCTTTTTCATATACCAACTCACTATTCTCATCATTATGTAACTTTAAATTATTCTCTGTTAATTCAAATATATCATCAGTTGTTAAATATTCATCTAATTTATCTGTTTTTATATCAACCACTTCATCATTCATCTCTAATCTTTTTCTATATTTTCTCGTTTCTATTTCTAATAAATCAATATCAAAATCTTCCAATTTAAATAATTTATTTTTATTTTTATGAAAGTAATCAGCCGGATAAATATAATCTAATTCATCTACTACATTCACTACAAAATCTTTCTGCATCCCCACAAAAGAACCATAAAAATCTAATCCATTTAAAAAATTATAATTATTCAATAATTTTGATGATAGATATGAAAAAAAAGAATCTACATATGCTGTATTATTATTATCTAATAATTTTTCATGACACGTAGAGTCTTCTAATTTTGGCAATAAACTTATATCAAATTTCTCATATTTACCCATCATATATTTAACTGGATCTAGTAAAGGTGAAAATTTAAAAAAAGATTTAGTATTTAGTGAATTATTTGATGAATCTATAATTTTAACATTAAATTTATTATTATCTATTTTATTTTTTATTAAATTAATAGAAAATTTATGATTTAAGTTGATAGAATTATAGTTTGTATTATTTAAAGTAAAATATTTTTTATAAAGAGGAATATAATTTTGTGTATTATATATACCATTATTTTCAAACCCCTTAAATAGTTCTATATTCTTGTTTTTTTTATAATAAATGCTAAACATTTTATTATTAAATATACAAAAAATTATAATTTTAAACTTATTTTTCGTTATGTTGATTTAAAAATTAAGTTATATATATTATATATGAATTTGGAATTGAAAAAATTTAATATGAAAAATATAAAATTTCATAATGACAAAGCGTCTGGTCCAGTTATTGTTTTAATTGGTCGACGTGATACAGGTAAATCATTTTTAGTTAGAGACCTCCTTTATTATCATCAAGATATCCCTATTGGCACTGTCATATCAGGAACTGAAGCAGGAAATGGCTTTTATGGAAGTCTAGTTCCAAAATTGTTTATTCATGATGAATATAATTCAGCCATTATTGAGAATATTCTTAAAAGACAAAAAATTGTATTGAAACAGATGAAAAAAGAAGTTCAAGCATATGGTAGAACTAATATTGATGGAAGAGCATTTGTCATATTAGATGATTGTTTATATGATAATGGATGGGCCAGAGAGAAATTAATGAGGTTATTGTTTATGAATGGTCGTCATTGGAAAATTATGTTAGTTATTACAATGCAGTACCCTTTAGGTGTACCTCCTAATCTTAGAACAAATATAGATTATACATTTATTTTAAGAGAACCGTATTTGACAAATAGAAAAAGAATATGGGAAAATTATGCTGGTATGTTTTCAACATTTGAGTCATTTTGTCAGGTTATGGACCAGTGCACTGAAAATTATGAATGTTTAGTTATATCAAATAACGCAAAATCTAATAAATTAGAAGAACAAATATTTTGGTATAAGGCTAGTGCTCATAATGATTTTAAATTAGGTGCCAAAGAATTTTGGGAAATGTCAAAGAATCTTGGAAGTGATGATGAAGAAGAAACATATGACCCAAAAGCAATGAAAAAAGGACCTAAAATCAATGTTAAAAAAAATAGATGGTAAATTAAACAGATACCATAAATATTCCTATTATTATCAATACTAATCCTATCATTTCTTTTAAATTTATTGTTTTATTGAATGGTAAGGAATATCCCAAATATGTTAATATTGTAGCTATTCCTGCAAATAATCCCGCTAAAAATCCAGGATTACTTACTAAATACATTGATTTATTATAAAAAAAAGTTGCCATCAAAAAGAACATCCCAGATATTATCATTACATACATCATATTATTTCCATATCTATCTTTATATTTATTTATTGAATTAGGAATTAATAAAGTTTTACATAATTTTGGACAAGTTATAATATAATATATTATACCCAATAATGATGATAACAATATACCAACCATTACATAAAACCATCCTACTCTAGCATCCATTTTCACATTATCATACGCATATTTTCTTCCTATTCTCGTTATCGCTATTATAATTGCTCCAACTACCGCATAAAATTGCCAACTATTTAACATATATATTAATTTAATATTTTAATACATATGTTATTGATTTAAATTATCATACCTCTATGATAAAGGGATTTTTATGGTTAAGAGAAATCAATCGCTATGATAAAGTTATTGATAAAATTTTAAAAAAACAATTTATCTCTCCCTGCATATTTTTAAAAAGAAAATCTGAGGGGGTAAATTTTAATTTTAAAAAATTATTTTTCGTTATATGTCAATATTTATTTGCGACGACGACGTGTTCTACGGCGTGATTTGCGTTTTCTACCACGAGATTTGCGTGATTTACGGCTTTTGCGTGATTTTTTCATTGATTTTCTGCGACGACGACGAGATTTGCGTGTTCTTCTACGAGCACCTCCTTCCTTCTCGACTGCGTATTCCAGGCCTCTCTCAATTATCTCCTCGATGGTAGCTAT